GGAGGAAGTTCTGGCGGAGGTGGAGCATCAGGTTCCAATTCACCAGGTTCAAGAGGAGGAAGAAGATGGTAAGAATAATAAAGAATATCCTAAAGGATATGGTAGACCAGGCGTGGACCCTTCTTGGTATGTTTATTGCCTGGGTAGTTTTGGACGGTAGTGCTAAAACTATTGTTGGTTATGGAATCATGGCAACAACAGCATTATGGATACTAACAAGTCCAATTAGAAATAGAGAGGAGTAAAAATGAATAGCATAACAAATATTTGGAACATCTTGATGCGTATTGTTGCAGTCTTTGCAGCAAATGCACTTGCAGTAATTGGTGCTGGAGCAATCGCAGGAATTTCAGTAGCAAAGGCTATGACAGTTGCTGGACTTAGCGCAGTAGCAGTTGTTGTTGAGAAGCTAGCTCGTGCATTTATGGATGACGGCAAGCTTACAAGAGATGAAATCAACGCAGCATTTTCTACCACAGATAAAAATGCAGTAACTGTACAAGATGCAGCAGTAGAAAAGCGCAGAAAAGTATCAAAAACAGCTTAATTAAGCATATTTGACACTCATGCCTACCTCTGGTATACTAGGAATATAGTGACTTAGGGGTAGGCATGACTTGCATTGCAGGAATAATGAAGGATGGTAAGGTATACCTTGCTGGAGAACGTGGGGCATCTGAGGGTACCTACATTGTTCCTATTGACAAACCAAAAATATGGAAATCAGGCCCTTATATATTTGGTTTTGCAGGAACATTTGATGGACAAATTATTCAATATAACTTTGTACCACCTGCATTAGAGGGCAACCCTGATAAATTTATGCATGGAAAATTCCTAAAATCATTAAAAGCTTTTTACGCTGAGTGGGATATTGGCGGTAAAGACAGTGAGCTATCGTTATTAATTGGAGTAAAAGGAAAGCTGTATGAACATGATGCAGATGGCCTTACATTAGTTTCCTATGACAGAGACTTCTGTGCTATAGGATCTGGGGCAGACTTCGCTATGGGTTCTCTTCATGCTACCCAAAATCATAAAGATCCCAAGCGTCGTCTGACTCTGGCACTCAACGCAGCAGTTGCATACAGTACATCTTGTATTGGTCCAGTTGACATCCTTCAGGGATAAGGGTATACTTATAATATGAACGAAGAGTTTGAAGAAATATTAAAAGATATTCAGGCATTAGAGTCTGACTATGATGAATTTGAAATCTGGATGGAAAATGGAATCAAGCGTGGCTGGATTACAGAACCATTTTGTAACACACACGAAGGTGACAGTTACATGACAGATGAAGAAATGCAAGAATGGGAAGAGGGTGGAGACCCTTGTCAAGTAGTTTTTAAAATCAAACAACAATAACAAACAAAAAAGGGGTAACAAAATGAAGAAACTAGTAATCGTAGCACTATCAGCAGTACTTGCACTAATGGCAGTTGAGCCAGCACAGGCACAAGATCAAAAGGTATTGGCAATCATTGACACAGCAGTAGACTCTGCAAAGATTCCATCCGTAATTTATGAAGCATGCTTCACTGTAAACCGTTCTTGCCCAAATGGACTAGCGTTCATGGAGGGTGTTGGTTCAGCAAATTCAAAGGTATGGCCTGCAAACATTGGTAATGCTACGTATCATGGTCATAACATGACACAGGCAGCTTTAGCAATCAATCCAAACATTAAGATTGTATTTGTTAGAATTGCAGACATTACGGCACAGGGTAACTCAGGAAACCAGCCACAGTCTTTAGCCTTAGCAATTGACTGGGTATCAAAGAATGCATCAAAATATAGTATTGATGCTGTATCTATTAGTCAATCAGGTACATCAAAAAACAACCTATTAGCTTGCACATCAGATACTAATACTATCAATGCTGTAGCATCTTTAAAGGCACAAAATATTCCAACTTTTGCTGCAACTGGTAACGATAGATCAAACAAAATCGTCGGCTTTCCATCTTGTGTCGTTGACGTAATCGGTGTTGGCTCATTGCAAAGTTCTCAAGTAAACCTGGTTCCAAGTACAAATCGTGGTCCTGGACTTGATCTTGTTACACGTGGAGATATTCCTGTAACAATGTATAACGGAGTTGTATCAACTTCTGCAGCTTCTCAAACTTCTGGAGCTACCGTAGTAGCAGCAACAAAGTATGTAACTCTAAATCAATCAAAAACTTTTGGAGATTTTTTATCTTCTTTGCCAAAAGTTTTAGGGCATGTATTTATTGCTAGATAAAGGTTTTGGTCTGTAGCTCAGTTGGCAGAGCGGGGCACTGTTAATGCCCATGTCGCAAGTTCAAGTCTTGCCAGACCAGCAATGTAATAGTTAGGAGAATCAGATGTCATACATTAATCCAGTTGATAAAAATAAAGAGAATTCTTATCTCTTTAGTAAAAATGGCTATGTTAAAGTATCTAATGCATTAACACAAAATGAAGCAAATATTCTTGCCAATGCAATATATTTTGATTCAATTTCAAACCCAAACATTAAAAATGACATTATAAGTCCTCCTACACAGGTTGGCTATGCAAACCCTATTACAGAATCACTACTTGTAGCAATGCATCACACGGTTGAGCTGGCCACAGGACTTACTCTTTTACCAACATATTCATACCACAGACTATATAAAACTGGAGATTACCTCAAAAAACACAAAGATAGGTTTGCTTGTGAGATATCAGCAACAGTTAACCTAGGATGTTTTTATAATACAGATGATAAAAATTATAGTTGGAATATTTGGGTAGATGGAAAAGAAAATATTACGCTCCCTGGAGATATGGTAGTTTACAAAGGTGTTAGTCTAGAGCATTGGCGTGAACCATTTGATGCACCTATTGGATCTTGGCAGGCACAGGCATTTTTGCACTATGTTGATGTAAATGGTCAGTATGCTGATTTTGCATTAGATGGAAGGCCAGGCATTGGATATCCTGACAAGTATAGTAAAGTTCCAGATGGAAGGAAATATTGGCATGACTGAGGTTAATTTTCTAGATCTTTTTTCAAGGTCTTTAAAAAAAATGAGTTCCAGAGACCCTGGAAAAACTATAATGTTAAATGATAACAGACAAATATATTATGAATATAATTCATATGGCTATAGGTCTGAAGAATTTAAAGATCAAAAGGTTTTGGTTTTGGGATGTTCTCAAACCTTGGGTGTTGGGCTACCTCTAGAGTATACATGGCCATTCTTACTCTCAGAAAAAACAAATATGCCATATATCAGCTTAGCAAAAGGTGGCGACAGCATGCAAGCACAAGTAATAAAAGCATTTCAATTTTTTAAAGAATTTTATCATCCAGAATATATACTTGGTGTATTTCCAATGTCAAGAATGGAGATGCCATATGTAAAAGATATTTTTGGTGTAGATAAAAAGCCAAATATTTCTGATCAAGATAGAGCGTATATACAAAACATATTTATTAATAATAGTAAAATTGAAAAGTTTTCAAAGCTACCACATAGTGGAGATGAGGTAATTCCAGAAGAAGTGCCAATTTTTTATAATTTGATGTTTATGAAGATGTTAGATCAATATTGTAAGACTAACAATGTTAAACTTTTGTGGACTTCTTATAATGATACATCGTATTCTGATATTCTTTATAGAATCAATTTAGATAGTTACTTTTTAGGTGATTTTATTAATGACGGGAAAACTAGGACATGTCATCAAGAGTACGCTGCAGATCTTTTTGATTTTGCTGCTGACGATAAGCTTGGCCATCCTCACTGGGGACTTCACCAGCAGTTACACCTTGCTGAATCATTTCATAATATGTTATAATATAAATGTCCCCACACAGGACCTTAGTGATGGATTAGTTACCCATTGGATAGAGACCGTGGCGCAAGTCAGGTGAATTGCCTGTGTGGGGCTTAATATTTGTTGATATAATTAAAGTCTATGACTGACAAAGAGTTAGTGCATTATAATAAGCAGCAGTTTAAAAAAAGACTGTCAGAGATAAAAGAAGCATCTGGCTGTATGGACTGCGGAGAAACTAACCCAATAGTTTTAGACTTTGATCACCTTCACGATAAAAAATACAATATTTCAAGAATGATTCATGATGGATTTTCTTGGGCAGCTATTAAAAAAGAAATAGCAAAGTGCGAGGTAGTTTGTGCCAACTGTCATAGAATAAGAACTCATTATCGTTTGACACACAAAGCATCCTAGTGCTATAATAGATATATACCTATAGGAGGGTAACATGTCAATTAAAGGATCACTAGAAGCAATCATTGAGGTTGCAAAAGCAGAAGTGGGGACCATTGAAGGTCCTAAAGATAATGAAACAAAATATGGAAAGTGGACTGGAATGAATTTTCAACCATGGTGCCAATCATTTGTTTCTTGGTGTGCATTCACATCTGGTTTAAATCCAAAGAAGTATCCAAAGTCTGCTTCAACAGTAGCAGCATCAGATTGGTTTAAGAAGAATGAGCGTTGGTCAGATGCTCGCAACGACGACCCAACTCCAGGAGACTGGATCTATTTTGATTTCCCAGACGATGGTGTAAATCGTATTTCACATGTTGGTATTTGCATTAAAAATAATGGCGACGGAACCATCCAAGTTATTGAAGGAAATACTTCAGGAACTGCAAAGGGAGATCAGCGCAATGGAGGAATGTGCGTAGAAAAGACTCGTGCATATGTAAAGAATAACAAAAAGAAGTTAATTAACGGAATCGTTGGTTGGGGTCGCCCAGTATATACTGGAGAAGAGAATGCACCATTGCTCAACAAGATAGCATCAGCACCAACACCTGTTAAGGCTGCATCTCCAGATGCTGCTAAGAAGGCTGCAAAGCCAGCTGCCAAGAAATCTTCTGGTGGCGGAAAGTCTCATCAGGTAAAGTAAATGGAATCAACGAAGAAAAGTTCAATTAAAACTTTAAGTTGGGAAACATTTCACCTTGTAGTACTTGCTGGAATCATATTCTTGTTTACTGGAGAGTGGGAGTATGCAACTCTAGGGGCATTGATGTATATAGGTTTTGAGGCCCTTGGATACTTTGTACATGAAAGACTATGGGCAAAGTTTGGCAACAAGGTTAAGTGATTAATCTTGCTAGACTTAGTTAAGCCAACAACTGTGGTTGGTGGTGCAATTGCTATCTATGAGGATGTTTGGGATGGCTTGGCTGAAGACATTATTTCTATAGGTAATATATCTTCAGACCAAGAATCTCAAGTATGTTTTTCAAAAGGAAAAGTTAAGAGTGAAGAAGAAAATGCTAACCTTGGAATACATAAAGTAAGAACAAACTATTCACTTTCTTTGAAAAAAGCCTCAGAGACAGATCAAGATCTAAAAAATATAAATGAAAAGTTTAATAAAATTCTTAATGTATACTTGTCTAGTTATCGTTCAATGTTTAATATAAATGAAACATTTTTTTACACAGAGAGCAATAGCTTATTAAAATATACAGATTCACAGTACTACAAAGCACATTACGATGGAGATACATCATCTAGAAGGGTGGTGTCTCCCATAGTTTATTTAAATGAAGACTACGAGGGGGGAGAGATTGAGTTCGTTAACTTTGGAATAAAGATTAAGCCAAAAGCTGGGTCATTATTGGTGTTTCCGTCTAATTATGCTTATAGACATATAGCACACCCAGTTACATCTGGTGAAAAATATGCCATTGTTACATGGATTCATGATTGTTAATTATGCCAGTTTATGAATATGACTGTATGCCTTGTGCAAAACGGTACACAAAAGAAAGATCTATTAAGGAAAACGATCCTGGTTATACATGTGAAACTTGCAATGCTAGCTTAGTTCGTGTATACTCTAATATAGGAGCAGTTTTTAACGGTAGTGGTTTTTATTCCACTGATAATAGAAAGTAAAGGTATACTATGACTACAATGATTAAAGATGAGACTGTTAAGCCAGAATGGATCTTGAAAGCAACAGACCGTTGTGATTCTTGTGCAGCAGAAGCATTAGTTCAAGTAACAGGCATTGAGGGAATACTAATGTTTTGTGGACATCACTATAATAGCATCATGAACAATCCAGATAGTTATAAGAAAATGATGTCTTTTGCAATAACAATACTTGATGAGCGTGACAAGCTTATTGAAAACAAAGCAACAGAGGAACCACACGCATGATCATTCAGATCATAGGTCTTCCAGGTTCTGGTAAAACAGAATTAGCGAAGGCACTAAAAGAACGCATAAATGCTATTCATCTTAATGCAGATGAGGTTAGAGCAACAGTAAACTCAGACTTAGGTTTTAGTGCAGAAGATAGACTTGAGCAGGCTCGTCGTATGGGAGAAATGGCTCGTCTTATTGCAAAACAGGGGGTTGCTCCAGTTGTTGTTGACTTTGTATGCCCTACAGATTTAACTCGTGCAGCATTTGGTAAGCCAGATATTCTTGTATTTATGGATACACTTGCTGAGGGTAGGTTTGAAGATACAAACAAAATGTTTGAAAGACCAACAAGTTTTGATGTAGCATTCATCAGTCATAATTTAAACGCTGATGCAAAGGCATCGCATATTATTCAAAAGTTTAAACTTCATGATTGGTCAGCTCCAACGACTTTAATGCTTGGTCGTTATCAACCATGGCACGAAGGACACCATGCCCTTTATAAGGAAGCTGGAAAGAGAACTGATCAAGTGCTTTTGGGTGTCCGCAATACCTACAACACAAGCGAAAAGGATCCACTGACATTTGATGAGGTCAAGGGATATATCGCTAGGGATGAGTTCATGGATGGTGCATTAGTCCTAAGACTACCTAACATTACTAACATTGTTTATGGTCGTGATGTTGGGTATAAGATTGAACAAGTAGATTTGGGGGCAGACATTCATGCTATATCGGCTACGCAAAAGCGTAAAGAAATGGGTATATAAAGTTTATAGTTCTTTAGCCAAGGGTCCCAAGAACATGGAGTGGCCATCATGAATGTAACCAAACAAAGGTCAGCATTAAAGTCTATTACATGGCGTATAATTGGTACAGCAGATACTTTTGTAATATCTTGGGCAATAACAAAAGAGCCAGTTACGGCTGGAGCAATTGCAAGTTTTGAGGTATTTACAAAAACAATCCTTTATTACTTCCATGAGCGTGGTTGGAATAAAGTTAAATGGGGGAGAAAATAATGTATGAATACTATGTAAGAAAAGTAGAGAATGTAGTAGATGGAGATACCATTGACGTTCTTATTGATTTAGGGTTTGATATTTTGTTTCAGTCCCGTGTGAGATTGGCTGGTATTGATACCCCTGAGTCTCGTACTAAGGACCTTAAAGAGAAGGTCCTTGGTCTTGAGTCCAAGGAGTATTTAAAGAAGGCTTTAAAGGATGCTAAGTCGGTTGTGATTAAGACTGAGAAGATGAACTCAACTGAAAAGTTTGGACGTATTCTTGGCTGGATTTATGTTAATGGAGACACAGTATCTCTTAACGATATGATGATTAATGATGGCTATGCCTGGGGATATATGGGTGATGCCAAGGTTAAAGACTTTGATGCACTTGCAAAGGCTAGAAAGAAGTCTGGAAAATGAGTCACGTACTTTACTTCACTGCTGAATGGTGTAATCCATGTCAGAGAACTAGGCCAGTTGCAGAAGAACTAAAAAGAGATGGACTTGTTGATTTTATTTTTGTTGATGCAGATACAGAGATAGAGCTGCTTGAAAAGTTTGGAATTAAGTCTGTGCCAACTTACATTCTTTTAGAAGATGGATTAGAAATAAAGCGTATGAATGGCACAAAGACTCGTCAGGAGTTCTTGGACTTTGTAAATGTTTGATGATGATTCAATCAGCAAAATAATAGACAACCTTATTCTTGAGGGCGGTATAGAAGTTGCAGGAGTAGATCCTGATACTGGAGAAATGCTATATTCCTTTACTCCAAAAGTCAAAGAAATAATGCCAGAGTTGTATAATGACCACCTTAATTTTGTTAATGCTGAGCTAATGGTTCTATGGGAAAAGGGATATGTTGATATAGATTTTCTTCAAGATGATCCACTAATATCATTAACTAAAAAATCTTATAATCAAGAAGAGGTTTCCAAGCTTTCCAAGCAAGAGAAGTGGTCTCTTCAGGAGCTAAAAAGAGTCGTAAAGCCCAAAGAATTCTGATATAATCGTTATATGATAAAAGAAGGTGACTTTGTTATGGGCTCAACATCTGAGGGTGTTGTCCATGGTGTTGTAGAACACATTATGAATGAAGGTGGAACACTAGGAACTCCTGGATCAGAATATGCTTTGGTTTCAATGCCACCAGAAAATCCAGCAATGTCAGTTAGAATTTATGAAGAAGAAGACGGTACATGGGAACCAACTGCATACAGTATTGGAATGATGTATAAAGACGCTACTGTAGCAGATATGGAAAATCACACAATGGATTCAGAGGTAGAGATGGCAATGTACGATTCATCAATTGGAAAGTCCCACTGTTGCCCAGAAGAATCATCAATTGATAAGGCGTATCAAGGTTGTGGATGTGAAACATGTAAAGAGTTAAATGTTGATTGTCCAGACTGCCCAGTATGTCAAGATGAAATGAGCAAGCAAGCTCCTTGTTGGGATGGTTATGTGCAGCGTGGAATGAAGCCAGGTAAAAATGGTAAGAAGGTTCCCAATTGTGTGCCTGCTGCAAAAGCAGACGACTTCTTTGAAGATGACGACACAGTTGAATATGATACAGACACAGTATCAAAAGCAGATGGATACTCACCACCAGCTGGTGCAAGATCTGCAGCTCGTAGAGCAATTAAGTTTAAGGAAGATGGAAAAGCAAATGGTGCTGGAACATCTGTAGGTTGGACTCGTGCAGGACAGTTAGCAAGAGGAGAGACAATATCTCTTAGCACTGTTAAGAGAATGTACTCATATTTCTCACGTCATGAAGTAGATAAGAAGGGTAAGGACTGGGGCAACTCAGCAAACCCATCTAACGGATACATTATGTGGCTTGCATGGGGTGGAGACGCAGGCTACTCATGGTCAAGAGGAATTGCCAATCGTGAAAGAGATAAGGCTTTGTTTGCTGACTTTGGTCAAGACTATACAACATCTCAGTCATTGACACATATATTTAAGCCAACAGAAAATGGTAAAAACTAATGCCAAAGAAGAAGTCTGGATCCTTTAATGCAACACAGATTAAAGATGGAAAGATTGTTCGTTTAAATAAAAACGGTACAATTAAATCTATTATTGATAACTATACTGTTAAGCATCCTAAAAAGGAAAACTAATGATTGAGTTATTAGCTATCAGCTTGACATTGATAGCTGTATGCTCTATAATTATAATAGCAGTAAAAAAGAAGGATAAGTACTTTGCTAAGGTTGTATATACACAAAGTGATATACATAGAATAGTGAAGAACTTTATTCCGAATGATCTTTTTGAAAAGCCAAAACCGCTTTCTCAAGCAAGAAAGCACCTAAACAATAACACTGTTAGGGTTTTGATAATAGAAGATCATGCATATTGGGTTCATGACAATATGTTTTATGTAGCTGATACTCTTGATGGATTAGTTAATCCAGAGACTGTAAGGCCAATTGATACAAACAATATGTCAAATAGGGATATTGATAAAATGCTATTCATTTTGGATAGTTTAAAGAATGGAAATTCTGATGATAGTAGCGGTGCATGGAACAACTGACTTTGATGATTATCAAGTCTTTCTTCGTGCTATGGGGGTTGCTCTTTCTGGAATGCAAGATGATGACAAAGAGTTTATAGTTTATGCAGCAGGACCAGCAAAAGTAAACTCTTTTGTTTCTGAGTTTTGTAATCTTTCTGAAAGAGGAATGAAGTCTCGTGGAAGAAAAATTAAGTTTATACAGGTTCCTCCATGGTATATTGAGGAAAACATTAAAAATGTAAACTATTTTGCTTTTCTTAGCAAGCCTAAGCAAGCTTTAACAAGACTTGTTGCAACTGCAGAAGAAAATAATATTGAAGTTGGAATTTTCCGATACTAAAGGGGTAAAAATGATTATAAATAATTTAAACACAATGGAAAAGATTGTTGCAAAGAACTACAATCTACATTGGGATGGCTGGACTGTTGTAGAGACAAAACAATCTGATATTGCAAAGACAGCTATCAATGGAATCTATCGTAATGGCAAATGGTTTTTAGCTAAAAACTTTGTACCTGATCGTAATGGGTGGGATATTCCAAACAGATATAAGGTATAAATATGAAACAACACTTATGGAAAGATGACGGTCGTTGTTTTGATTCAGATACCAATCTGTTTTTTGACAAATACGAAGAAGATGAATCTCTAAGACTAAAGATAGATGCCCTATGTCAATCATGCCCAGTACAACGAGTCTGTTTTGCTAATGGCGTATCAGGCAAGGAGTGGGGTGTTTGGGGTGGTATATACTTAGAAAATGGAGAAATATCAAGAGAGTTTAGTAAGCATAGAACTAAAGAAAAATGGGGTCAAGTATGGACAAGTCTAACAATAGAAAAAAAGTAACTAGCTTTGAGTCAATATGCTCAATACTAGGTGAGCTATGGATGGACTATAAGTCAGACAAATACTTTAAAGACTTTATTGAGTATAACGATATTGGTCTGCCAATTGCATTCTTAGTTGATAACGATCTTGTTGAGCCAAATGAGTTAGCAACTCAGTATGTATATGAAACATGGGATATATTTCTTGCAGCACTAGAAGTTGAAGATGATATGGGCTGGGAATCACTTGAAGAAGTGTTTAATTTTGTTGATAAGAAAAAGGATTAAAGTAAATGTATACAGACCTAATGCGTAGGGCATTTCATAATATACCAGCGCCAGCTGGGTTTGCTGTTACATTAATTGATAATGAACACTTTCTTACAATTAAACTAAATGAGTATGACTTCATACCAATGACGCATGATGAAAAAATAAAAGCATTACAGTATGTTGTTCAGCTTAAAAATGCTCTTGAGATGGAAGGTGCAATCGTGTTAGTATCTAGGGAAGCGGTAAAATAAATGAACTCAGTTACAATTATATCTGGAGCATTACTTGTTGTTGTTACAATAATATCTATTGCTTTGACATTAAAAGTTATTACACTTAGACAAAAGATGTTAGTTTTGGCTGTTTCATTAACAAGGGTACAAGATGTATTTAATAGTGCTAAACAAGCAGAGTCTGATAGCGATGTTCATAAAGAAAACTTTATAAAGTTTCTTTCTGATTCTCGTGATTGGGCATATGAATATATTGAGAGTGTTCAGAATGGGCTCAGTAAATTTGTTAACGAGATTGAGCCAGAGATTGCATACTTTGATGAGTATGGATTAGTAGGAGATGCCTATCCACACTATCACTCAATGAAAAAAATATCACAGGAGTACAAGGAACTAAAAAAGCTTTTGCCATCTGAGGAGGAAAAATGAAAGATATAGCGTTGTCAATACTTACAGGTTTTGGGTGCGGTGTAGTGTTTGCTGCATTCAGACTACCAGTTCCAGCACCCCCAGTTTTTGCTGGTGTAGCTGGTATTATTGGTTTATGGCTTGGTTACTACATACTTTCAGGATATATGAGATAATATATATATGAACTTCTATTATTTTGGTGGTAATTTTAACCCTGGTGAAATAACCAGATTAGAACAAAGCCATTTTGATGGAGTCATGTTTGTATACGATGCAGTAATTGGTGATGTGTTTACACATATTGCAAGAGATATTAGAAAAAATGAAAAGATAAAATACTTAGTTGCAATTAGACCATACGCTATATCTCCACAATATCTGTGCATGATTAATAAATCAATTAATCAAATAGCGCCCAATAGATTACAAATAAATTTAATATCTGGATATATAAAAAAACATGAAGAAGAGTTTGGTGGTATATTAGGTGATGTAAGAGATGATTCAAGTCGTATTGATAGATCAAACTACATGATAGATTATGTTAAGATGTTAAATACTATGCCTGGAAATAAAAGGAAAAAGCCTTTAGACTTTTATGTTTCTACAACTAATGAATATGTATTTAATGCAACATCAGAATACAACAACAAAATAATTCTTCCATATAGAGATTATAAAAATGGGTACTGGACATTAATTACTGAAAACGAACAACAAGACAATGGCAGTAGTTTTGATATTAAAGGAAGAAATATAATGTTGGCCATAACGCCAATAATAAGAAAGACACATGAAGAGTTAGACTTGTCTGAAGATTACGGTAAAAGACCAATTTGGAAAGATGGTGAAAAGAATGGTCAAGTCACTGACATTGAATACTTTACCCACGAAGAGTTTGATATTTTTATAAAAAAATTAGAATCAGAGGGTATTACTGAAATATTAATGAATGGACATCAACCACAAGAAAGAGAAAATCTTATATCTTTTATAAAAGAATACAGAGAATTGGGGTTATCTAAAACATAGGTAGCTTCATTATGATCAGAACATGATCATATATCCTAGGAGGAAAAACATGAATACAGAACAACTAAAAGCACTACTATCTTCATACGGAAGATCAGTTCTTGCATCAGGACTTGCCTTATATATGGCAGGCGTGACAGATCCAAAGGATCTATGGACTGCACTTGTTGCAGCGATTGCACCCGTAGCAATTAGAGCAATTAACCCTAACGACAAGGCGTTTGGTGTACTACCAGATGCTAAGGAAGTAGAGAAGGCTCTGAAGGCTGCTAAAGCACCTGTAAAGAAGGCTGCTAAGAAGTCTTCTGGTGGTGGAAAGACTAATCAGG